ATCCTTTATCAATAGGAACAAGTTCTGATAAGGGAGATACAGTTGTCTGTGCTCCATTGAGAACAAACAATCCGTAAGCATACTGTATCTTTCCAGCCGTGTGTGATCCACCACCTAATACTTCAGATATTACTGGCTGTTTAAGTGTAAACGTACTGACTATGTCTAACAAGCTTGGAGATACATCCACCAGGTTTATTAAGTCACCATTATCTGTACTTTGTCTAAGGTTAAGATATCTTATTTGATGTATTCCATCAACAAAATATATCTTTTCTATAACTGAGTTCTCGTAGTTATATATTATCTGCATTAAGTTCTCGGTAGAAAATCCAAGTTTAGCTGCATATCTTAGCTCAAGATCAAAATCAGAATCATTTAATCCAGTTAACTCCCAAATACAATCCCAACCATTATTGTCAGTTGTCATTATAATAGCAGAGTCACGAAGTTCTTTTACACCAATAATAACTTGGTCGCCAGAAACTTGAGCATTGTTAGCATCAACCATAAATTGAGATTCAATCTCACATCTTGGATGTGAAGGTTCAGTAGCAATGTATTCTAGATACTTAGTCTTATTACCTGTGGTGTAAGCAAATCTTGTGTTCTGGAAATCTAACGAAGGGGTAGGAATATCAAAGATTAGTTCGTTACCAAGTTCATTTGTAATTGCCATTTGACTTTTCTTGTCTAAGGCTGTAATGCGAACATTCTGTGCGTCAAAATACTTTTGTGATTGTAGGTCACTAGCAGAATCTTTGCCCATTCCTACATAATTAAACTCGTGCTTTTTGATCATCTTATATTAGCTTTAAGTATTCTTGCTGTCCTAGGAATTCAAACCTTCTTGAGTGTGCAGTTCTACTTGGTATCAATTGAGTAATTTGATTTACTAATGACTCCATTTCATCTACATTTGGTATCTTAAGATTGCTGTCTGCTTGGCCAACATTAAACATGTAGTCTACCTCAGCTTTGTTTAGCTTTTTATCTGATATTACATCCATATCATTAAGTATGTCGTAATATTTCCACCTAATATAACTTTCAACACATCTAAGAAGTGTTGCATTGTTCAGTACTAAAGGATAACAATCTTCATCTACAGCAACAGCCTTGTATATAACTTCTATCATTCCAGATTCAAAGTTTAGATTTACATACTTACTATTTAAAGAGTAAGTCTCATCAGGTCTGTTTGGAAGATTGCTAGATTGGTGATAGAATTCTTGAGCAATATCTTCGCTAGCAGTAAGTGGTATTGGTAACCCACTATCAGTTCTTACAATGCTTTCAATCCTCATCAAGTCTAAAGGCTTTAATGCTCTATATCCTGACACATTCAGTGCTTCTCTTCTTGTTACGAAGATAGATGGAGCTTCTAGTATTCTCAATACTTGTATAGCATTATCAACTATGAATTCATAGTTCATATCCTTCATTATTGGATTTCTGTATAGCCTGTCAGCTACCATCTTTATACTTACTAAGTCATTTGTACTTGCCATTGGTTTATCTTTTTATCTTAGGAAAGCATCTATACGTCCTGCAAATATAGATTTAGAAAGCATACGCTTCATACCTCTATTAATTTTCATCTTGTAGATACTTTTGTTTTTGTAATTAGCTTTAGATGTTCTGTAAAATATTCTGAATGTATGACCATCAGTATGTTCGTTAGTGTATCTTATTTTTGTTCCTTTATCTTTTGCCTTTTTATTTTCAGCCCACAACTCTCTTGTAGCTTTCCAATTAATTGGCAGATTGTTTATTATGTTTCCATCTTCATCAATCTTTAATTCAGTTTTAATTTTTCTTAGTTCAAGCTTACCTACTCTGTTTGGCATTATGTATTCAACACCTTTAGTAGCTATTCTTTCTCTAACATGTTCGTTAAATTCTCTTAATACTTCTCCAAACTTTATTCCTGTAATATGTTTTTTATCAGTATTTTTTACAAAGTGTTTGTAATAATCTAAACTACCAAAATCAGACTTCACTCGATGAAGCCTTGTTTCTTTAATAGCTTCTTCTTCTTCCTCGTGGTTGTGCAACTTGTTGTCTATCATCTGTGGCGTCATTTTCTTCATCACTTGGCAACATTAGTGATCTTGTTAATTCTTGAACAACCATGTTGATTGCCATATCTGCCATACCTGCTTCCATTGGGTACTCTAAATCTAAGTAATCTTGATTCTTTATACCGTCAAGACAGGAAAGATCATAAGCTCCATCAGGACGCTCAAATACATCTGTTACTTTTACAGATTCTAAAAATTTTAATTTGTTGTCTGCCGAAATCAAAACAAGTTTGCCATCATAATCTACAGCACAATACGTAAGCATTGCAGTAAACTTATTAGCAAACAAGTATGGGATTCTTTCAACCGGAACTACATTTAATGATATAACTGTACTGTCAGGCTTTCTAACTAATAGCGGGCCTTCTTTACCTTTAATCTTAATTGTTTTAGGTAAGGAATCATGAGATTGTAATATTTTTCCAGCACATGAATAGCCACTTACCGTGTCTACAAGCTTTAAAGAAAGACATATTTCTTGTTTAACTTCTCTTGGTATATTCCATCCTTTTCCAGAGTACTGCTGTTTAAGCAACATCCCTCTCTTAGAATCTAACAAAGAGGACACTAACTCTGATGAGATATCAGTATCGTCTGATTGAATTTGAAGTTTTTCAAATACTGTAAATATTAATTCATTTTTTGTCATAACTTAGTATTGTTTCCCGCCGAACCAAAAGGATCCGTCAGGGTTTACATATATTGAAGTAACATTAGATCTTCCCATGCTATCTATCATATTAATTGCAAAACCATTTGCCCATTGAGCTTTCATTGGTCTTGTAGCATAATTAAACGCTTTGCTATTAAAGTCAGCACATGCTCCAATATTGTATGCAGCCATTTTGCCTTCTCTATAGGTTTGTTGTCTATGCGTATGCACATAAGCACAACTTGTTCTTAGCTTGTCTAAGTGGGCTTTACCATTGTGTATACTAAAATATATACCGTGGAATATTTCAAAGTCATTACCTAGTGTAAAGAAATCTTGAGACCATTTGTTTTTAACGTGGTACCCTCTATCCTCTAAGTACATTCCTTCCATTGGAGATAGCAGTGGGGTCTTTGCATTGTCCATGCTGCCCATCCATCTGTTGTGTCTATCCTCATGGTTACCATACAGGTAAGTCTTCCATGTACCTTCCGGCAAAACTTGGTCAAATAAATCTAACTCTATATTGCAAGCTTCGTACTCGTCATTTAGAGTCATTCCTTTTACTGCTGTAAACTTTCCTTTGTCATGTGAAGACAAAGCATTGATGTCAGCAAAGTCTCCCATTAAATGAAAACCTTTAATTTTGTCTTGGTTATCAGCAATTAAGTTTCTGATACCATCGTGTAACTTTTTATTATGAAAAGGTACGTGGTTACAACCTAATAGGATATGCATTCCAGTTTGATCCTGTACGCTTGGAGCTACCTTTTTTGTTGGAGTAGATAGTCTTGTATTTAAAGCCTTAGAGAACAATAGGTTTGACACCCCGAACTTCTCTTGATTTATTGTAGTTTGCTTTCTAAAGTCTTCTATGATACTTTTGTCTATTGCTCTACGGCTTTGCTTCAATTCTTTCTTAACCTCCTTCTTTGCTCTCTTAATAACGTCTCTTTCAAAGTAGTATCCTGGGTGAGATAAACTCAGTCCATGTTGACATGCTTCATTTCCTTTTTTTAAGTAGCCTCTTTTTTTTCTAAAAAAATCTAGCAATACTTTATAACCTTCCTCTATACCGTTATTCATTTTTATGCTTTTAATTAAACTAACTTAAAGCAAATATATAACAATAAACATTTTTAACCAAATATATATATCACAACTTTTTGATATATACAATAGAATAGATACTTAGTCATTAACATAAATTGTTTGTATGAACTCTACTAAACGACTTTGTATCTAGCAAATTTCCAAATTCAGACTCCCTAATCTCAACAACAACTTCTGATAAAGTTGTAGACGCAGGTACATTGAATCCTCTAAAACCTTCAATTACGACATCAAAAGAATTTAATCCGGTAGGAAGAACTTCTTTTGCTGCCCCTCCTTCAACTGTAATAAATGGACCAGTAAGAGTCCACTGTATGTAAACACTTGAGCTTACTTGAATATTTACTGTAAATTCTGTAGAGCAAACAGTTTCAGCAAAAGAACTTATTGTTATTTCATCTGCTATAGGCCCAACTAATTCTGGTTGAATATTTATTATTATGCTTCCCATTAAGTAGTAAATTGTTTTGACCCAAAGTCAGAGACTGCAAAATCAAAGTTTAATATTTGAGATCCTTTAACTGCAGGGTTTTGAGTATAAGTTAAGTATCCTGAATCAACAGAAGACAATAATATTTCTTGATTAATAAATACAGGAGAACCATTAAATGATAATGTACCATCTAAAGGAAGACTTAGTATCTTTACTTTATATGGTAAATCACCTTCTGGATCATTGTATGCAGGAACAGTATTAGTTGTAAAATCTGCAGAACTAAACACTATAGTATTATTGTAAGTTCCGTTAATAGTGTAATCTCCAATTACGTCTGGAGGTAAATTAACTTCAGCATTAACATTGATTGACATAATACCTGAAAGTAGTGAGCTAAGTGTGTTAGATCCTACATCTGCACAATCAAATCTAAATGTGTAGGCATCTTTTATAAAGGCTATTCCTGGATTTTCTGATACGTATTTAAAGTTTCCTGCCGCTATTACTCCGGCAGAAACTATTGTTTCTGCAGTTATAGCAACGCCATTAACCTGTAGCTCTCCTTTGCTTGGCAGAGTAAATACTTTGATGTAAGATAGAGCATTGCCCTCAGGATCCTCATAAGGAGGAGTCGTCTCTGTTGTAAAATTAGCCACGGTAAAAACATATTCACTTTCGTAGTCAACTGAAATACTATTTGATCCTATACTAGAGGGCCTAGCGTTTGTAGACCCCGTATTAGTTATTGTATATAACATTTTTTTTTATTTTAAATTATGATACCCAAGTCATGTTTACATCGTCACGAAGACTAGCGTTAAAGCTATCTGTTGATATAGCATTAGCGTCTGGCCCTACATGATAAAACGCACCTGCATTTAATTCATCTTTGGTAATTATTTGTCCCGGCACAACTTCTGCTCCAAAGTAGTAGTACGTACCATAATTAGCTGTTGAAATCTCGTCTATTCTGATTGCATCTAATTCATTCCCTTCCGGATCAAAGTATGGTGCAATTGTTAAAGTAGTAAAGTCAGATACAGTAAACACAGTCGTTGACCTGTTTCCTGAGTACTGAGCTCTATCTCCAACTGTTGGTGGTTGGTTTGTTTGTAATACCTCCACTGTCAAATTATAAGTTACAGTTGCAGATTCTACTGATGCGAAAGAACTGCTATTCCATGCAGACAATCCAAATGAATCACTGTAAGCAGCGTCTCCATCTCTAGTGTAAACTAAAAGGGTAGGATCTGATAGTTGTGAATTTAAAGAAACTGTTTCTCCATCATAAGCAAGAGTACCCGTTGTTGGCAAACTCTTTATGGAGAATGCGCTATAAGGCAATTGTTTTGGATCAGAGTATCCTGCAAATATATCAGCATTGCTAAATGTTTTCAGAATATTTCCTGAAGTAATAGTACTTCCTTCTGGTATTATAACTGGTGGTTCACTAGCTAAAACAGTTAAATCTACTGCTGGTGGAATCCAAACATAATCAGATCCTCTTTGAGCCATTATTTCAGAACATATAAGTGGGTCGTTAATCTGTAGCCAGTTAACCATCTCATCCAGTTTCATCAATTGCTTATGAGTTGTACAGTAATCACAATATTTATAAAGAAGCTTAAGTAGACTCAAGTTCTCTATGTTAGCATCTCCGTACATATCTAGCTTGTTAGATAAGTTCATCATCGAAGCAGTGTATACTCTTCCGTTCTTTATGTTCATATTATGTTGTTGTTAATGTACAGTCAATAACTCCTACGGAAACAATGTTTCCTGCACTAGAAATTAGTGGCTCTATGTTTAGACACTCAGCACAGTCTCCTGTCTCTGTTGTTATCTTTAATTTTTTTAATATCTGTATTGCATCCTTAAATCTTCCTATAGTAAGAGAACTTTTTATAGCCTCCATATATAGATCCATTAGTAATGCATTCTGAAAATTAGTGTTGCAGTTTAAGCAAGACAAATCTACATTAGCCAATAGCTTAGCTTCTACTATGTAGAACTGAGTTAAGTTTATTGTAGCTACAATGATAGCATCACCATTACTAGCGAATATTCTCATGAAGTACATTCCTGTAAGACTTCCGTTAAAGATTGTTGGGGAAAGATCTCCAGAATCAAGAACTATAGACTCAACATTGGATGTGCCCTCTAGTTTTGAACTGAAATCTACTATTACTTCTGGATCTGGATTGTTGTATGTATTCTGATCCCACATAGCTATGCTTGTTATGGTATGCCCAAGCTCTGCCGTCATATCTAATTCGATAGAGGCTAGGTCATTTGTAACCATAAATTTTGTTACGTTAATTGCCATTGTTGTTATTTGGTATTTAATTAATAAAAAAAAAGGGACTGGGAAAATAAACCCGGTCCCTTTTTGGTAATTTAATCTTAGCTACTGCCTAATAATTACGGCTTAATTGTAACTACAGATCCTGCACCTAAAATAGTATTTAAGTCAGCAATAACACTGTTTACTGCTGCGTTTGGCGAAGCTGCAGTTGGCATAGCAATAGTTAAACCTTTCTTAGATTTCTTAGCCTCATCTCTTCCTTCATCAAAGTAAGAAATTTCAATAAGGTCATAAGAACCTCCTGGTGTAGAAACTAATGCAGGTCCGTTAATATCGAATGGATAAGCATTCTTGCGAAGAGTATCTCCACGTTCGCCTAATAAGAAGTATTCCATTTCTACTACTTGGTATCCTGTTCCAACACCCTTGCTACCTGGAGTAGTAAGTGTTACTGTAGGGTAAGTAGTTGCAGATACATCAAGACTAAACTCAGTGTAAACATCTATCTTTTTGTCTCCGTCAAAACCAACTCCGTCAGCTTTAGCCTCAACAACTAATGCAGCAGTTGCTCCAGCTCCAGTCTTAGAAAAAGTAAAAGACTTGTTAGTAGATGCAGTTGCTCCCGGCTCTCTTGAGAAGTTACGGTTTAATGAAGCAATAAGTCCATCAACGATAGCCTCTTGATCATTACCAGTAACAGCCTTGTAGAATCCTTGCTTTAAATATTCATCCTCAGGAGATAGTGAACCATGTCCAGAGATTAAGATATTTACCGTGTAAAGAGTGTTTGCGTCTACAGTTAATGCAGATACAGTGTACTTTTTAAGTGTTGGTGCAGTGTATGCTACTGAGCTTACGTGCAATACATTATCTGTTTTGATGGTATCACTAGAGATAATGTTTCCTAGTGCATCCTTTTGAAATAACTTGAAGTCTTTCCCAGCAGCCACGGCAGAACCGTCAGCTCCTAATAATACTAAACTGTTAGCACTTCCTGCTTTTAATGCAGCAAAATCTGCTACATCTGCTGTACCTACGTACATGTGTCTTACCTGATTTTGTCCAGCTAATCCCATAATTTGAATTGTTTTTAATTAATAAATTTTGATACTTCTATGAAGATAAAGGATTCGTATCAATCATCCAATTTCTTTTGTTAACATTTATTATTTTTAAACCCTAGAGTCTAATTGCATTCTACTTTGTAATGTACTTTCTCTATAATCTAACACTGCATTTTCAACTGCTATGTTTATGATCTCTCTATGAGTAAACTCATTTAACCTACATGTTGCTTCATCTACCTTTCCGTTAATTGTTAAGTCTAATCCAGCAACATCATCTGCTGAATCAAGACCCTCTACAATTATTGGTTGTGGCCTAGATATATATCTTACATTGTATTCTTGTACATGTATATCATTACTAGGTATAATCTCTGTGACGAGCTTAGGGTGGGGAAAATTAGAATCTATTCTAAATGCTTTCCTTTTGCTAGGCTTTCTAAATGGATTGTTGTAAGACAACATAAACTCATCATGAGTTATTGGTACAACTGGAATTTTATTTCCTCCTATTATTCTGTCAGGTAGACTCGCTTCACCACCATGAGTGATAGTCTCTAGGACTATATACATTACATCTTCTGCAATTGCAAAAAATAAAGACTCGTCAGCCAACCCAACAAGAGGATTGTTTACAGATGTCGAAAGGACATTTGTTATAGGCTCACGAAGCCTAACATTTTTTACTAAACTATCTAATATTCTTCTAGATTTTTCATTTCCTTCAAAAGAAATACTAGGATCTTTTGATGCATCATAATGTGTCTTTACATATTGCTCTTGTGCAATTGTAAGGTAAGTGCTTATCTCGTAAGTATCTAAACCAGGGGCACCTTCCAGTGCATTGTTGTACCTTAAGTTAAACTCTTCTCTAAATTCTGATGCAGTCATATTCTATTTTAAGTTATTTAATCTAGCTTCTAAGCTTAATCTCATTTCTTGTCCAAGATTTGTAGATAAGTACTCCGCCGCTAATTGTAGCGTTGAAGATCCTCCATCACATATAGGCTCATCGTCTAATGTAAAGAATTGCTTATCAACCTTGTTTACTGCACCAAACTCGTAGCACTGCTCAAGCAATACTTTAGTTTTAAGGAACTCATCACCCATTACAGAACAAACTAGTCCTGGGTTCTTTTCTAGCTCTTTGTGTAGCTCTGACTGTAAGAAGTCCATCTTGTTACTTCTATTAGTATTTCTACCAAGGTTTCTTAATGCATATCTTAACACATCTTTATCTTCTTCGTACTTAACAAATAGTTTGTACGCCTGTACTTTGCTTCCAACTTTACTAATTTCTTTTGCCATTACTTCAGATGCTGAGGTAAGTACAAATCTATTAGTTGCTCTGTGTCTAACTTCATCTAAGCTATTAGCTACAATAGGGCAAGCTGTTAGTACTTTATATTTAATGTAGTCGTAAGGATCAGATAAATCTAACCTCATGTCATCCTTACTTAGATAGATTGGTAAAATACCCATTGAGTATGATTCACCACCTTCTTTCCAGAAGTCTCCATAGATAGAAAGATTTACACCATTTAACATGTGCTCTAACCCTTCCTTCTCTACACTTGTAAGAAGATTTTTCATCTTCCCATTATCCATTGTTGGTGCTGGTATTGCTACTTCTGCCCCATTTAATAATCCACCATGGGCCACGTGTTTAACATCTGTAATCCCATTGTTTTCTTTTGAAATGTATTTAACTGTTACAATCTTATTTTCTAAGAAATCAGTTCTAATTACATTTTCTTTTACTACCTCTACCCTTTCAGCTTTTGCTGGAGCAGACTTCTTTTTATCTGTTGCCATTTTATACTTATTTTATGATTCTTCCTTCCTTATGTGTGGGAGTGTTTACAGATCTCCCAACTGTTATTTTAAAATAATTACCCTCATCGAACAAACGAGGGTAATTAAGTCTTTATAAATTACGCTAGTACGTAAGGGATGATAGATGCAGTACGACTCGCATCGTATACTACTACTCCTACTTGACAGAACTTAGTGATAGTTCCGCTATCTTCTAGAGTTCCCATGTTCTCATTGTTTACAGCTCCTGTAAAAGGATTTCTGAAACCATATTGATATCCACGGTACTCTTCCTTACCTTTAACTGCTACCTTTTGAATGTTTGGCTCTTCTGGAGTTCCAACATAAAAGATATCGAATCTGTAAGATTCAGCTACACCATTAGATCCAGGGATCTTTATTGTGTTACGAACTTTGTCATCGTAGAAATCATCTACTTCTAGCTTTACAGTAACACCGTTTGGTGCCATATACTCTACAAACTGGAATCCAGCAGACATTGCATTCTTGTGTAACGGAGATGCAGTTTGCTTAACAGTCGCAGGATTAGTTCCTGGTGTAGACATGTTAGCTGACCAACCTGAAGTTGTTTGTAATACAGCTTTGTGAAATTCAGCAGCTCCTCTTTCTCCAGTACGAAGAATGAATACACGCTGATCAAATCCTAACTTACCTTCTGAAATTCCAAAAAGGATTTCTTCTAATAACTCAATTGAGAAATCATTGTAGAAGTAAGTGTTAGACTGCTCCATTTGCTCACGGATACCAGAACCTATCTTGATACTACGACCAGATACATCTTTGTTGTGGTATTGTCCATCAGCAGTACGGTTAGTTTTACCATACATAAGGAATTTGTTTTTGTAAAGAGAAAATTCTTGCTCTACTAACCAATCCTCATATAAAGATAAAGCTCCAAATACTTTTTTAGAACCATCTTTAGCGATAACAGGAATTCCCATTACAACTTGTTTTCCAGTAGCATCACCAGGAAGTTTGTGGTCAATACGAATTGTAGTTAACTCACCTCTCATAGATACAGGAGTTACTCTACGAATACCACCTACTTCTCTAGAAAGACCTTTTCCAACAGGAGCAAACTCCTCTGTGAATCTTTTTCCAGATGTTAATTCAGATCCAGGAATACCTGTTCTGTCAGATCCTGCAATTTCACATGTGTGAACCCACTGAGATCCTGATGGGTAACCATCATTAAGTATACGAATTGGGTATACTTCATTTTTCTCACCAACAATGATTTCTCCTTTAAAGAACCATTGCTCGTCAAATGTTAATTCAAATTCTTGTCCACCTTCTCCAATGTTGTTGTCACTATCAGTAACAGTCGCACCTTTAAATGTAGCCTCTACTAGAGGAATGTTTCTTCGAGATGATCCAATAAGTTCCCAATAGAACTCGTTGTCATTCTCTACTTGCTTAGTATCAAACATTGAAAGCATGTTTTCTAGAGACTTACCTCTATTGATTGCTAGCAATTTGATCATAGCTTCGTTAATCTTGGTAGGGTTAGTCCTCCAGATAGCACCTAATGTGTTCTCAGGATTAATCATCCCTGCAAATGCTTTCGCATCAGTAACTTGGAATTTTCCTAGTTGCATAGTTTAATTGTTTTAAAAAGTTGTTTTTATTCTATTTCAAAATCCTTAAGATCGGATAACTTAAAGTTAGATAAGCTGTCTTTCATTGAAGTTTCGACAGCGCCACTTTCTGTAAAGCTAGCTCCTCTTATTAAATTTTCTATGTTATTGGTAATCTTACTTTCATTCTTTGCACCAAAGATGCTGAAATCAGTAAAATCCTTCGTTAGGTATGCGACAGTTTCTATACGAATTCTTGATCCAATTGGATCAGCTTTTTGAGCTCGCATAAAAGCATTGTCTCTATCACCTAAGTCCGTAGTAATTCGGTTGTATAACTCATCCTTTTGGGTATCAGTTAAAACAACACCAGGTACAACCTCCTGTGTGTTTGCAATGTATTTCTTAACATCGTCAAGTTTACTTTGCTCTTCTTTTTTAGCATTATCTATTATAGAACTTAAAGACTCTTCTTCAAATTTAATAATACTAGCTACAGCAAACTCTGCATCCTCAATGTCAGTACCTGCATCGATACTTCTTTGAGTCATTTCATTTGCTCTTTTTTCAGAGTATCCTTTTAATAAGAAATCCTGCGCAATTGCAGTACGTCTAAACTCTAAACTTTCATCACTTGAGATAAACTCAGGAGAAACTCCTTTAAGTCTATCTATGGTATCCACCTTTTGTGCTACCTCACCAACAGGGATACCAGTCTTCTGTGCATCCTCTATTGCTTTTTGTCTCGCAGTTAAACCATTATCAATACGTCCTTGTATTGCGTTGTTTAAATCTTCTAAAGACTTTATTTTTGTGACATCATCAAGCTCAGGTAAAACTCCTTTGGCTTTGAATTGTGCAGCTAAGTTAGAATAAAGCTGTTCAGTCTCATTCAGTGTAGGAGAGGAAGAATCGCTGCCTTCTTTTCCATCAGCAGTTTTACCTGCCTGAACTTGATTGTCATCTTTACCTGTAGCTACGCTCTCTTGACCAGCAGTTGCTGCGTCATCACCATTGGTAATTGTATTATTTTCATCTCCCTCTTTAGTAGCGGCTGCTTGGCCATCTCCTGCTGGTGGGGTGTCACCATCTCCTTTAAGATTAATCGCTTTTTCTAGATCACTATCGTCATTAAATAACTGTAGGTTATCTGTATCAAAGTTTAAATCCTCTAAATTTAATCCTTCCATTTAATTGTTTATAAAATTAATTCTCCTTAAACAAAAATACCATAAACAGATAAAAAAAGCTAACAGGTATTATAGCTAAAATGTCACTTAGTTGTTTCTAAAACAATAATTCTATTCTCAAGATCATTTATAGATTCTTGCTGAGAGGATATTATTTTTATTTTTTTATTTAGTCTCTCTTCTACTTTTTGAAAGTCTTTTATTTCACCATAAATTATACCTATTGAAAAAACAATAGTTAGTATCCATTTAACATTATCCTTCAAAAAGTCATTCATAGAATTTATTATTCTTTCTTTTTAAAAGTTTTCATGACTTTTTCAATTCCTCTAGAACCAAAATAAAATATTGTCATCGTACCAAACAGTGATTGTATGACAGGAACGTATGCCTTGTCTATTGTAAACTCGCCTAGGTTACCATCAAACAATACCACACACATAAACAATACAAACATTGCTCCATAAGATACTGGCCTAATCATTCTGGTAATAACATGTTCATTGTCCATACCTAGACGCTTGGTAACTTCTACCATTTCAACCATATCATTCTCCATTTCTTGAAGAAGAATACTTTTGTCTGGCTCACTAAGTTTTTTGTCTCCACGTATAGCAGCTCCTAATGAGTTTAATTGCTTAATACCTGTAATACCTCCAGCAAGCTCCAGTAGTTCAGGAGCCACTTCTTTACCTTGCTTAACAAGGAACCTAAGTGCATTGCCCACATTAGTTCCGGATCCTCCGTTTTTTATTAACTTTGGGTTATCGTTATTTTGACTCATCTTTAAATTCATTTATGATACACAGCTCAAATTCATCTGGCAATAACTCATTAAGTTTTGCCATAGTTTTCTTACTGCTTGTAACATCCTTTAGTCCATCTCCATTTATATCTATAAGATTTTTTCCCGGAAGTAGACATCCTCTTGTATCAGTGTTATAATTCCCATGATGTATAAGTATGTAGCTTCTTTCCTCAACGTCTAGTACATGAAAATGATCACCATACTTTGGGGAATTTCTTTTTACACATGTATAAGATCCTTGCGGAATTCTTGAAATGCTAGTTTTATTATCTTTGTCTGGAAGTTCTAGTATATGTCCTGAAAATAATTCTAATTCACAATTGTCAAGAACAAAAAAATTTGCTAACGTTTGGTGCTTATCTTCTGAAAATCTTGATATTTCTAATCTATTTTTCATTTCTTTTCATTTTTGAGTGCAGACTTGAATGTTCTTGGTAAAAATTCAAGGATCTTTTTAAATAAATTGTTTCCGCTTACAGCTTCCATATTTTCATATACGCTATATACTTCAACTAAACAGGCAACAATTATCGATAGTTCTGCTAATGAGTAATTATTTCCTAACAATTCTACGCTAGATACCCCTAATACCATTGTGTCTAATATCGTAAAAACTATAATTCCTGTTATATATTCAACTGCCTTTCTCCAAGTTTTGCGAAGCTCTTTTGATTTTATTACTTTCCAAAATTCTTTTTTAAGTGGTCTAAACAAAACACCTTCTGTATAATGTGCTTTTCTTATCCCAGTAAACAAGTCAATAATTATGATTATAAATAACGCAAGCAATACTGTTTTCATGTTTAATATCATTATTAATATAGGGGTCAAAGACAATAATAGGCTTTTGCCCAATGTCATGTTTTTAAAAAATAGTATTGTTGAATTCATAACTTAATAAAAGTATTTCATTAGCAAATATAAGCAAATGTTAAGGTTATTTTTTTTATATATTATAGCTAAATTGTATATTAGAAATATACTAAACCCTAATAATCAGAGCCGCTAACATTATTGAAAAGGAAAAAGATCAATTACGATATTGTAATAATTTTTGTTTTTGGTTCTATCTGGTCGTTAATAGTTTTTAATATAGAATCCTCTATTCTTAAAACTTCTTCTTCTCCCATAGATGATTTTACCCACAATACAATATCATTGTTAGTAACATCTTCAATTTCCAAAAAGCTCTCACCTAAAGGTGACGATAGATTATGTGTTCCTATTAATGTGCTTGTAAAAAAATCACCTTTTTCATCTACACTTTCTGACACTCCAGTAACTCTGTAGTGAACAGTAAATATCACATTACTTCTTTCACCTTCTTTAACTTTAACTTCTACTGTTTTACAGTCCCAATTGTATTCCATTTTGTTTTTTTTTTGTTGTTTATAATTATAAATTAAACAGACCAACTTGTTAGCTCTGTTCTTTTCCATGTATTTGCAGCTACACATACGTATATGTAATTGGCGGTAAATCTTATTTCTCCTTCTTCTCCTGTGTCTGTAGGAAAAGTGAGCTCATTATTAATTGTCTTTACTTTAAATCTTTCAGACATAACAACACCTCTTACGTCTAGCATTTTTTCCGGAGCTGTAGTTCCGATTCCTACATTACCTGTATCTCTTGCAAGGGTGAGTATATCT